AAACGATTTTGGCATCATCGTTAGAAGACGGCTGGATAGTCACCCAACCGGAGGTATCACTGGTGGCGTTCTTGACCCTCATATTGTCAGTTACGTACACCTCCAGATTAGTGGACGTCAGGTTCAGGTGCTCGACAGAAGAGTTGTCTAAAAGTTTAAAAGTATCAGCGAAGAAATCCCATGTGGAATCAACGGGGTCATAGTCAAAAAGGATGGTACCCGTCAGGTCACTATTGTTAGTGAGCCGGAAGCTCTTGTTTTGAGAGAAGTCTTGACCGAGGGAATATACGTCCGTGCCATTGTCCGTGGAGAAGCGGATAAACGAATCTTTCACAGAGTTAGCTGGAGTATAAAAGTTGACATCGCAATTATCGCTGTCGTCCTTTGGCTGAAAATTAAACTTGCCGTCAGCCCCGATTACAAAACGGTCAGTGCCGCCAAACCCTTGAGCTTCAGAAATAACGAAATTGCCAGCAGACTCATCGATCCCAGCAGCCCACGATGAAGTCGCTCCAATAAAAGAGATGTAGGCATCGCCACCGGTCTCAGGAACAATCTCAACCCTACCGTCCGCGGCACCGTTTGTATCACGGAACCTCGCTTTGTTGCCCAGGAAGTCCCAACCAAGGGTGTTCCCAGCAGAGTCATACTGGGCAATGTGGCCCGTACTGAGAGACGTCCCTGCGTTAATAAAAAAAGCGTCATCCTCCTCGCGGTGCCCCATGCTCCACGAGCCCGATGACCCCGTGAACGTCAGCTGGGCATCGGCGGCGCTAGAATTAATTTTCAGGACGGCATGACTTGTGGCCGTGGCATCCTTTGAGTAAATCGTCACTCCCTCGCCATCAACATCTCCAACCTCAAGTAGGGTAACTGCGCTAAGCGATGATCCCACTGCCAGCTTGAAACGCCCAGCATCATCGGCATCTAAGCCTAAAACCCACCTTGTAGTACTGTTGTTAAAATCAATGAGAGCATCTATTTCCGTGGCCGGTTTGACAGCAAGTCGCCCAACATTGCAGTCGATGCCAGTCGCTCTTCCAGTAAGTATTGTCCCTGAATCAAGTGCTGTTCCACCAATTGCAATCTTAAACGTATCTGAGTCAGAATCATCAAGTCCAATGACAGCATTGCCACCACCACTGATCTCAAAGTGTAACCGTGGATCATTAGAAGTAGCTGCTATAGTAAAATAACCCGCTGTAACATCTGCACTAAAGATCTTTGTAGAAGGATCAAATGTAATAGCATTCAGATACTCAGAATTCATGACCTGAGCAATCTTATATGTCTTACCAGAAATACTGTGTGATACCCCAAGCGTTGAATCCTGTCCCCGTGTAGCTGTGATCGTATTGGCAGTACGATCTGTAACATACACAATCTCAGCATTTGCATCATCTGCCGGGTTAGGAAAATCTGTATCATTCCAAACAACACACGGCGTCTGTTGCGTACTACTTGGAGTAGCCATACTGCTGCCATTAACAACAGTGATAGTTTCTGTTGTACTATCAATACCACTAGATAAAGTTGCTTGGCCAAGACTTGAGTATAAGAACTTTGCCATTACCCTCTAACCTTTCTAATCGATTCTCGAAGCTTGGTACTATTACCGCCAACACCAGCAGAAACGATATCAGTAATGACCTTACTTTCTTTCTTCAACCATGCACCAAAAGAAGCCCCATCAATTACCTGTGGAGCTATAACTAATGTTACATTGCCGCCTCTCCCACCACCACTGAGTGAAACTGGGATATTCCCACCTTTAAGAGGTACGAAAGCTTCTGGTATACCACCCTCTCCAGCAGTTACATTCTGCGTCCCTTGAACAATTCCACCATGAGCTAGGCCACCTTTGATGCGAAACGGCATGTCCTTTAAGCGGTCAGAGAAGGGTCCTGGGGGAATGGGCGGGCGCTGGGGACCTATGAAGGGTTGAGCCGTGTGCGTGAATGGGCCTGGGGGGATATAGGCTGGTACATTAGGCAAAGGGAATTCGGATTTGTACTGTCCATATGGACCCCATCCCGAGCTACCAGCCCCCGCCGGTTGAGCCGCATTTTGCAGTACTCCAGGCGCCGGTTGAGCCGCATTTTGCAGTACTCCAGCCCCAGCCGTAGTCCCCGCCCCCAAAATAGAACCCCAAGGCATATTCGCAATACCTCCCACGACAGTTTGAATTAATTGTCTTGAAGCAAGCTTAGACAATTCTCTTTGAATATCAGTTACTAATGCCCTAAATAAATCTTTAACCTTGCTAAGTTTGCCTTGCATGACTGCTAAAAATGTATCGCCCAAAAATTTCTCGGCAGCCGAACGAACCCCTTCAAGAAATCTGGTAAACATAGTTTGAAATGTTTCGTCGAGAATTTTGTCCCTAACTCTTTTAAGTGATTCCGACATAGCTTTAGACATGCTTTGAACAGCATTTTTAGCTTTGCCGGCGTTTTCCCCAACTTCAGCTAGGCCATCACCAATAGTCTGTATTATCCCTCCCTCACCGGAATCACTAATTAAATCTTTTATAGCGTCGGTCATGCCTTTCACTGACTCCGCCATCTTATCTAGTTCGGCTTGGGTAGGCTTTAGCAACTTCAGATGCTTCCTCTGAAAGTCCGCAAGTTCCATCTGAGCTTTCGCTACCTGCTCGACGGGTACAAGGTATCCACTGACCCCAAGTGTTAGTTCCTGTATCCACGCAGTAAGCTTCAACTTCATCCATTCCCCTGTAACCGAAACATTTTCAATTAAAGCCTGTGACATGCGGCTCAACGCCGCTACGAAACCGCCCGTTAGGTTCGTCACATTATAAATTACTTTACCAATCCTAAATAGTGCTACTGTAACACGATCAAATATATAAATAAGATCTTTATAGTCTTCGGTTTGGGTAAAATCCAAAGCAGATTGAAGCAGTTTAAAAAGAGCGTCCCCTAATTTTTTAACGGTAGGTGTAAGCGCATCTCCTAGAATACCTTTAAGAACATTAAGACGTTTAGTTATAGATGAAAGCTCTTTAGCAAAAGACGCACTTTGCTTTCCAAGGGTCAAGAAAAAGTTGAAAATCTGCCTAGTCGCCAAAAATGTAGCAAGAATAAAAAATGCTGTACGTATACGAGCTAATCGCCTAAATAATTTAGCGCCCGCATTCGCAAAAACATTAAAAGTCTTAGTACTTTTAGCAACATTGTCCCGGAACCTAAAAAAACTGGTAGATAACTTATCTACAGCCGTTACAGCTGCGCCAGTGGATACTTCAACGGGAACATTTACGCCTTTTGAGGTTGCCATTTCCCAAACCTTTATTTCTTACTTTGATCTATCTCATTAATAGTTGATTCAAGCACACGAATAGCCTCTAGAAAAGTTGCTGGTTGATCTAGAAGACCACCAGCATTAGGCATAGTCCCAAACTGTTTACATAATCCGTAATATTCAATAATTTTTACAGTTTGCTTTGTAATAAGTCTTCCTGGGCACTCAAAATAATTTTCACCTTGTATACAAAAAACAGGATCCGGTGCTGGCCCGTCACATCCTCTAATTTTTCTTAAATCATCATTCCAATCGGGGCATCGATTACAGTTTTGAGGTAACTCATCTGATGCAAGATATGCCCCAATTATTAGTTTTTTACTTCTTTTCCAGAAAGCTTGTTAAGAACAAGAACTGCTTCACAAAGTTCAATCAAATCAGACACATAAAAATAGTCCCAAATTTCTTCTTTTGGGACTCCCTTACTATCTGTGACAAATTCAATAGTATTACCTTCTGTATCTTTAAAATTTTCCCACCCAATAAGAAACTTATTCAAAACAATTGATACGTTATCGGTATTAACTGCCGATCCTTCTTTATTTTTAACAATTCTTTCAAAATCAGCTTCAAGCTCACTTAATTTACCTTTTGTGATTACTTTAAAAAGAAACGTTGTTTGATTTTCAGAAGGATTATTTCTGTCATCCCGTAAAACATACCTAAGAGGAATATTCGGATTAATCGCAATAACCATTGTGTGTGCTTTCCTAAAATCAAGTATTCCAGTGGAATATTCTTACGTGCAGACCATTCTAATCTCTGGATTATCTGCGTTTGGAGTTAACTCTGAGTCATAAAATCCAAGTGTCAAACTATAAGTATCAATACCATCTCTATCTGCCTGTGAAACATCAGTAATCTGGCACTTTTGGGCAGGAGCAGTAATAGTCAATATATTTCCCGCCGCAGTACCAATTTTAATAGAGAACGCACCAACAGTAGCGCCTACTAACCTTTCTTCAGGAACAGAAGTCCAATGGCCTGATTCTAGCCCAACTTCTGGATCAATAGTAGCTGTAACAGTTCGATTATTGATAATTATCCCAAGTATGCCACTAGCAGAAGACGCATCCCCTCGTGGAACCATACTTACACCCATATCTATAGAAAATGATCGTATGACTATATCAGAAAGTCCAAAAATACTGAACGCCGCACTCTCAACCAAAGGAGCTAACTCGGAGTCTACTGTTCCACCAATCACAGGTGAAGGATAAGGCGCATCTATCGTTTCAACATAAACACCAAGAAACTCAAACGTAAGGTAAGCAAAATTTCCAGCTTCTCCTACAATGCTGAAAGTTCCCCTACAGTTCTTTGCCTTCTTAACCAATCCATCCTCATACACCCAAATAGTAGCTGCGGCATTTCCTGTAGCACATGGAATAGTGCCATCATAAGTTACGTCCGTTTGTGTTACAGGATCATATGTGACCGATGTATCTGCAGCGATGGTAGTCTTAAATCCACAGGCATTGATAAGCTTACTCAAAACAGGTTCAGTCCCAGCATCACCAGACCCTTTAATCTCCGTTTTGAAAGATACTCGTGCAAATTTCTGCGTAACACGTTGAGGTTTCATGGCCAAACTTGGTCCAAGGAGATTTCGTTCCACCAAAGTTGGCTCAGCAACAAAAGAAATTTCTTCAGGGATAAAGTCTACATCTGTTGCCGCTAGTGTTTCTGCCGTGCCTTCAACTGTTTCAAGCTTAAAGGCTACTACTTTTCGTTTACTAAGACGTGGGGAAGGCATCTCTATCTCCTATTGACTGTACGGATCACCAAGAGTGTGACGGTACAATACCTCAATATCAATTATAACTCCCCCAACAGGAAGAGCCTCTTCAGCAGAAATTAACTGATTTCCAATAATATTAGTATCGAAAGCATACCCACCTCTTGTCACATCACTATGCAAAGCTTTCTCTACGTCGGCCAGTAACAAGTTAGCACGTTCCGATAACTCATCATAATTACTATCCCAAACAATTATCTGAACTTTAAGTACCGAAGTAGAATACCCGACAGGACTACCGTCATCTTTTTCCTCTGCAATATCTTGTACCATTGCAAGTGGAAAATCAGCTTCGCTAAAAGGACTTGAAGGTATCCTTTCTACTCGACAAATAGTAATCCCATACGTTGCCCCTTCTACAATTTTTTCAAGAGTAGTAACCAGATTCTTTACAATAGACTCGCGTATAGAATCAGACATCACTACCTCCCAGGACCAGAACCAGGATTTTCTAAATGTTTAATGATTCTATTACGAAGATTACGAGTAAGTTTAGGAACCATATTAATTACTGTCTCTCGAAGCTTTAATCTTGGAGGAATATACACACTGTCACGTAAACTATGAGTAATGCGTGTAGGATTAGCTCTCTCAACAAGAAATAACCCCTCGCCAGGTCTAACTTTAATTTTCAATATCGCCGGGTTTTGTGGCGTAGGATACTGCTCTTTCAACTCTGGAGTAAGAGGTACCGTAAGTTTACTCACTTTGGCAGTAATAGTCATTCCCTCTTCATGCGTAACCGCATACGGTGATCGTGACTGAATCTCAAGCCTATAATACTTTCCAGAAGTAAGAACCCTATATTTTAGACTTCTCTTAAGCTTTCCTGTACGACTTATAAGACCTGGACGACCAGATAACTGCTTAGAGATAACTTCTTTTACTACGTCCTTCCCATGCTTCTCCATGACCCGCCTAATAGCGGGACGTATAAATTTTGCTGCTTTTTTCCATTTCTTGCCAAGACTTCCAAAAGAAGAAGCATCAACACGTATACGTATAGTCGCCATTATATCCTCAAATGCCTGTCAAGAACTTCAATCGTTGTAGCAAGAAACTGTGTCTTCTGAAGAAGTGTAACAGAACCTCCACCGACAGTAGCTGCAATAAGCCCTACATGATTCCTTCGTTGAAATCTATAAGAACACTCAACTGTACACGCAGAGACTATATCTCTAAACGAAGATTGAAAATCTGAGGAATTAGCTGCCATACCACCCTTATAATTAATCTGTAATACCCCTGTCCCTAACGAAAGTATTTCTCGATCAATCGTAATCACACCATTAGCGTTTTTAACATCATAGTTAGTATCTGTGATTACAGTAGCTGCTGCAAACGTCCGATCATAATCATTCCGAACATCTGTGACTGAAGTAATAGGATAAGCACTTACATAAAACTTGAACTCACCCTTACGAATATCATGGATCTCTACAATGTCTGATGTAGGAATCGTAATTGTTCTATCAAGATACGTTTCAACTTCTGACGACACATCTCGAATAATCTGAACAAGCAAAAGATCATCATCGTCTTTTGTCTTACCCACCAAACGTTTAACAGATTCTAGACTACAAAGATCCATAGCAACCTCGTAGAAGTAAATGTCAAGAGGAGCTGGCGTCCCAGCTCCTCTCAACGAATCGAGGAAAACACACCTCACTCAGTGGTCAAATTAAGCAGTCTCAGGCTGTGACGCCTTACCGCCAGCAACAAGAACTGCGCTAACAATAACGGTGCCTGCAACAGTTACTACAGCACGAATAAAGCCACTACAACCATTAAGAGGTACACGTAGTGCTCTAACACCAGCGTCTTGACTTGCTGCAATCTGTGTAATTGCTACAGCCACATCTTGCTCATCCGTCAAAGCTGTGTATGTACCACCAAGAGTCGTTGACTGCTGAATAGCCATGTCCACCGTCTCGCCTCCAGCCGTAGCTTCGTAGTTAAGAATCGCAACCGCCTCACCAGTCATGCCCGTAACATCAACTCCTGTACCATCATTGTTGGTATCAGTGATACTTTGAGGATCATTCAACTTGAAAACAGTAGTTCCGTGATAAAGATCAGGATGATTCATATTGTTACTCCTTAATTACTCAATCATAGCAGGCTTTTGGGCGAAACTTGCTTCACGACGAATACCGACATCCGCCAGAACAGTTGCCTTGATCCAAAGTTCATCATTAGCAAACGCCGTATCAGCTTCAGTAGAAGCCTCAACACTAATGTTGTTCCACAACGCCAAGATAGCGTCATTCCAATTACCAAAGTAGCCGGTATCTGTAGCTGTAGGGGAAACCAACGTAGACGATTCAATTGGGAAACCCAACAAAGTACCACGAAGCCCATTACCAGGATCTGGAACAAGGAACGGTCGATTATTGGCGTCATAGAGACGATCAATAGCCTCATACGTATCTACATTAACAGCCCAAGCAACCCTACCTTTAAGCGCATTAGCATTGCCAAGAGTTTGCCTAAAATTCTTTAAGACATTAAGATTCGCAAGCGCTTCAGTAGGAGTAGGTGCTCCTTCCCAAGTACCGCCTGCAGTAGGTATAGCAGGAGACCATTTTTCAAGACCAGTAGGCTGGCCCCCAACACCTGTGCCCTGAAAAAACGCAGTGTCAAGAGCTTCCTGAAGCGTCATCACAATATCAGCTCGAACACCTGCTTCAATTGAAGGGTTACTTAACGTTTGAAGCTCTCGTGACATCTTGACAAGTGATGCACACTTTTTAGGCTGAAGCTGCAATGCACCAGTAACCTGATTACTTACAGTAATCGTAGTACCTTCAGGAGCAATCCAGTTAGCACTCGCCCCGCTTGTCAATTTGGGGTAAGTAACTGGTGAACCTATAAGCCCGGTAATGATGCGGACACCAAGTCGGGCTGTAATAAGTTCTGGACGAAGGAATTCAATCAACTCAGCAATATACTGTGGTGGAATAAGAGAACCGCCAAGCGTAGATTCCCCACCAATCATCAAAGCTTTATTCTTCTTATCGTGCCACTTAGCCATCTCATCTTTTTCGAAACTACAATTAGACCAGTCACGGGTAGAAACTCCGTAACAGAACTTGGCCCAACTCCACTTCGACTTGGAAAGATGATTACTATTGCCTGACGTAGCAGTAATCCGATCAAGAATACTTCTCTCAAGAGAACCAATACGTTCTTTGTGCTCTTCAAAACCCGATTCAATAGCTTTATCGCGGGACTGCCATTTCTCTTCCCAACTATCGAACTTAGCAGCAACGGCAGAAACCCCCTTCTGGAGTTTCTTGATATTACTTTCAAGCGGCATTATTAGACTCCTGTAACTCTTCCAAGGTCAGCCATCATACCTTCGAACATTCTTTCAACATGCTCATCAGCGATATGTTCTACAGAGTCTTGCTCAGAACCTCGCAGAGAGTCGTCGGAATCATCACCGGCTTTTAGGCTTTTTACAATCGATGTAAACTCAATAAATGCTTTCAAAATAATCTCAGACTGCTTTTCTTGTGAAACAACAATCCGAGCTGCGAACCGCTCCATTATGGGTCGAAGCGAACCCTTTGTAGCGAAGACACCTTCATCGAGACTTGTAGTCTTGAAAGTACCTTCAATGAATTCTTCTTTGGACCTCTGGTAGACAGTATAGAAAAGCTCACGCTCTTTTACTTCATCTGACTCATAGCCATTGGTACTTAGCCATGATTCGACAGCTTCTCTATTCTTAAAGACGTCTCGATCGAACTCAAGAAGTCGGATAGCTTTCTCGTCTTCCTCATCTTCTTCGTCATCTTCTTCGTCTTCTTCGTCATCACCTTCGGCTTTATCTTCATCCTCTTCTTCATCCTCTTCATCGTCGTCTTCGGCTTTATCTTCGTCATCTTCTTCTTCGTCATCACCTTCTTCGTCATCACCTTCAGCCTTCTCATCCTCGTCTTCGTCATCCTCGTCTTCGTCATCATCGTCACCAAACGCCTTATCATCTTCCTCCTCATCTTCGTCCTCGTCGTCGTCACCATTCTGTTTAGCCAGAAGGGACTCCATCTTATCGAGGTTCTTTACGAGACTAAGAATATCTTCTTTAGTATCGCCAAGAGACTTTGAAGAAACAGCGTCTTCAGACAAAGCTTCTGAATTCATGCCAACATTAACAACAGAAAGTTCCAACAACTCCTGCTCTTTAAAGTGCATGGGCGCAACCCAACTATCTTTCAAGTGCTCAGGGATATCTGTTTCCTTTACTTCTTCTCCCTTACGTGGAAGAAATCCTACCGAGACAGCCTTCATGAATCCATTCTCCACCAGTCCTTCAATCACACCCGCAAATGGATGGATATGCTTAGGTGCAAATTCAACATCAAATATAAGCTGCTTCAATCGAATCTTCTTTGTGACAGTTCCTCTACCAATAGCTGGAATGCTATGATTGTGACCGAAAAGAATAACAGGATTAGACTCCCATGCCTTAGTATCCCACCCCTTCACATCGACAATATCTCCCCCACGATCCATGGCTTCCGTACTGCCAATGAACCGATAAATCTTAGTACCATTCTTCTTTTTAATTACTTTAACTTCGCAGTCCATCTCCTTACGACGAATACTATCATGAGGCATTCTTATGACTCCTCTTCCATACAGAATAGGCTTTGGCTATGGTCATTATGGTCTCCACATGGCACAGCTTGGAAAGAGTCTTGTCATTACTCACCCCATTAAAAACCTGGCGAATAGATGCCATGGCTTTTTGCTTATCGTCATGTGATGTAACAGCTTGGTTTACAACATCTCTTACACGAGCAACAAACTTTCGCATCCTATATGCAGGATCTTTTACTTCTACAGTAATTCCTGAAAGTTCGCACAGCTTATTCACAATGGACACATATACCTCAACCACTCGCGTCTCAAGCTTAGTATTCCATTGATCTTCATCAAAGAGAACCTCAGTAAATGCTCCATCACACTTATCTACTCTCTTCAATTGATGAGATCTAAGCTTATAGAAATACGTTCTAAGAACCTTAGCCAAATCATGCTCAAGAGACTTAAAGTGATCTGTCATACTATATAGATCAATGGAGTTATCCTCTTCCTGATCTTCACGATCTGTATCTTCGTCTTCTAAATCAGTATCATCTCTACCCCCAGGATTATTAGTATCTGATGGTCCTGAAGGCTTCGACCCAGTAGCCTCCCCAGATACAATCTGATCAATAGGTGCTACTGATCTATTCGGATACCACATGTCTCCCCACTCCATCTTCGGCATACCTAACCGTAATCGATCATTGATAGCATTAATGGGGTATCCAATCTGTGATAACTTTACAGCATTCGTAATCTTCTCAGTAAGAATTTCCTGCAACGCTTCAATAATGTCTATTGAAAACGTAACAGATAATCCAGCCCCTATAGAAGGCCTAAGACCTGGAATAAGCTGTGTTCGTAAAACTGACTCAAAATTACGAATAATAGGTATCAGCGTCTTAACCCAGAAAGCTCTATCTTGTGACTGAGCATTCGAACGGGACACATTCTGATACATAGAAATTTCAGTTTCCGGCACCTTAAACACTGCAAGAATCTCATCCCTAGTCCATTCACGCTGTTTGATGAACTCCATATCTCGCTGTGTAGGTGCCGGATTTACAAATTTACCTCCCCCATACAGAATAGCAACCTTACGAGCGTTAAACGGGCCTCTGTGCCTCTGTTCCCATTGTTCAACAATATCGTCAGCCTGCTTCTTACTCAGCCTCTTGTCATACTGAATAATTCCACCGGGCTCACCATTATTCTCAAAAAATCCTTGACTATACGAGTTTGCAAGGAGATCAAGAACAAGACCTCTACTAGCTGCTTCAAGAGGAGAAAGACCAAATATAGGATCATATGGATTATAGAATCTATACACTAATACCTGGTCATGCCGTAATGGAATCCTTTGACCCGTGAATGGATTAACAAACCACCATCCAAGTTGAATCCCAGACTCATTGTCCATTGATGGCTCAAAAAAGTCCTTCGAGAACGGCATAATAGACTTGGGCACTTCCGTTATACTACTACGTTCCAGTACCCAAAAAGTACAGCCACTAAGATTAATATTAACTGAAGTAGCTTCCCACAGATCATTGCCACTCATATGTGGATTAGGGTGATCCAATACACGTGCAAGATCTCCTCCTACACCTTTATCTTCTACGCCAATCTCCACCTTAGCATCAAGAGCACCAGTCTCTACCTTAAGCGGTACTCCTGCAATATTCTGTGAAATAGCCCTTACTGACCCATATACCCAAGAATGTGTAGCATATGGAGACGGTACTCCTTGCGTAATACCGAAATCATTGCCCTGAATAAAATCAGCATCAGGAACTCGTCGCAACGGCCCTTGTATATTTATAGCTCCGAGAAGAGACTGCTTCTCTTCTTTAGGGAGCTTATCAATACTACGCTTAAGTAACGATAACTTTTTTTCTTGGCTCATAGTAGCGTTTGCCTGACAAACTAATTATTCATATATCAAGACTAACCCCCTCCCCAAAAATATTCCAGTGGAATATTTCCCTACATCACCTCCACTCCGACTGAAGTAGGATCCTCTTCATAAAGCTTTTCAACAACCTGTGCGACAGAGTCTGAAACATCATCATTTCCGCCAGCCCTATGTTGTACAGTGTACTGCCCAGAAGCCAAAAACTTTACTTGTAATCCCAACAATTCATCAATCAAATCTGAATCATGTGGAAGACTGATCATTTTTCTCTTGATCAATGCTCTCAGTTTACCATACCTGGAACGTTTGTTCTGTACTGTCCAAGATATGATTTCCACATTAACTCCCCGACCATCTAACGTTTTAGCAAAAGCGTCCCCTTGATACTGATCAGCAATAACATCATAGCAATCATACTGATTGTATAACTCTACTACCCTATCCACCGCAGTATCATGTACATCAGATTCCGTTGTTGCTTCAATCACTTCTGCTACATCAATAACAACCTTGTACTCTCTGTCATCAGTAACATCTTCTATATGTCCTACTGCAACAGAAAATCTATCCCTCTCACCAAAAGCAGCATCTATGCCCATCTCGTACATGTTGTCTTTGTTGTAAGATAAAACGTTATCGTCCTTCCTGACGCAGGCCATAACGTCCTTCTCCATCAGTAAAGGCGCCATGCTATCAGTGAACTGTGCCCCAAACTCCCTATTGAACCCGAATGGAGAACGTTTCCTATACTCCTCGAAATACTTTGCTTTAAAATCTGTACGTATTTTCCACGTTGGAGTCTTCTGAATATAGTACAGCCCCGGATGTTTAGCCCTATCTCGCCACTTAGCCCACACTAACCCAGTCTTATCTGCGGGTGTAGTAATGATAAACATCTTGCCCCTATCACCAAATTGGATTTGACGGGGTAAAATAGCATCATATATTTCTTGGTCTGAGTTCTTTCCCTTAGTGTCCGAACTCATACGGGCATAAAAAGCTGCCTCATCCAAAACACAGACCGCAATAGGGTACCCACGACCTACATTTGAAGAACATGGAAAGGCTGTAATAGCAGCCCCAGTTTTTAGAACCATGACCCCAGCACGACTACGAGGTAACTGTATGTTCTCTAGTTCTTTAGGATCATCAATAATCAAATCTCTCAGGAAGGGAGACTGTTTAATATTGGCAAAGATAACATTCTTGCCAAGATCAACTGCCTGCTGCTCTCTGGTAGCGAATACCAGATGCCATGCAAACTCACCCGGACGTATATAAGACGTCCAGTCAGTGCAACAAGCTTCGTAAGAGGTGATTGCCCCGGTTAGTGCAGACTTACCTGATCTACCGCCCAAAATAAGAATAGCTTCGTTATACTCTTTACCTGTCCACTTAGGTGTCGGACCCCGAATCATTGATCTCCACAGAGCCCTCTGACTCGGTGTCATCTCCAATTGGTATATCGCCCGGAGTATAACTTCTTGCGTATCCAGTAGCGGTAGATTGATCAACTGTGGATCCTTGCAAAACTCCACTATGTTGATTTGGTCTCGTAGATTTAGCATGGTCCTCCTTAACGGGTATAGACAGTATGTTTTCCTTCTTACTCAATACATACTGCGCCAACAACGTATTAGAGTCAAGGTTACGTTGCTTAGCCTTCTCTCCAGTGAGAGTATACCTACCTTTAGGGGTCATACCAAAGTTAGCAAGACCGTCGTTATACATCTTAAGAACTTTCAGATAATCTTGGAACAATACTGAATACTTGACCTTTCCTTTACTGTTCTCCAGTGTTCCAAACTTCTGAAAAAACTTCTCGCTAAACATAACAACACCGTGTAAGGCTGCGAGATTTCTCATACCAAGCATATCTTCTTCACGAATCCATGGCGACTTAATAGCTTCGTTATACAAAATCTCTGCAGCATTACGGGTTAGCCCACAGTATTCCTCTTCATTACTCGCATACTCACACATATCTCTTAGAACACACAGGTCACAATTACCTTGTGCTACATGCGTAGTCATAAGTTTATGGTTGCTCTGAATAATCTTCGCCATTGCTGACTGATAATCAGAAGGTGTTTCAGGAATACCAATCATCGACTTAATTTTCTTAGCACCACGCTTATTCATTACCAATCCAATTCTTCTAACTTTCCACTTGCCCAGATATCTTGAGCAGCTTCCTTGTACTTAGAGACATTATCAATCTGTCTCTCACCTTCAAGTTTACACCCTTCTTTAAACCAATGCTTCCATCCACGCCTCTTAGCTTTACCGCCACTCGTATGCTTGTCCAGAGCAAAATCCGGGATCATAACTTTAAACCCCTGTTGTGCTTTATGCTGAACACATGTCTGAAAGTAATCTGCAATTCTTGTCTTCGGACCTCTACACATGAATAAGATCGCATTAGCAATAAACAACGGGCAGTTCTTCTGCTTCTTATCTGCCATTTGCTCATTGAACTGTTCATGTAATGTCTGAACCAAGACAACAGCAAAAGGATTCGCCAAACCTATATCCTCATTAACGATTACTTTCAACCTCCTCCAAAATGCAGCATGAAACCTTGGCATCATCTCCATGGCCCAATACATTGCCTCTTCCTCTAAACCTCGTCTAATACATTTCTGCAAAGAAGAAATAACTTCTCCATAATCATATCCATTCTTTGTCTGAAGCTTTGGCATTGTGCCTCCTTTATACAGATATAAAAAAAGGATGGCACTGTTGGACAGGCGCCATCCTATGAAGCGAAAGAAAGTGTGAAGACTGTTTTTATCTGAGTGATCTCCTCTTAAGAAAGTCCATTATATTCAATATGGACTATGTAGTCAATATGAATTTACAATATATTTTTAAGACTTACAAATGCTCTCCTATCAACATTGAGCCTTACAATCTCTCTAGATTTACCCATCCTAAAAGTAATATACTTGCCCCACTTATTAAGCATATACTTTTGCTCCTGATCTTCCTTCTCAGATGATCTATACAAAGAGTTACCTCCTGGCATATCATTACGATCACAGATAAATGCGAATCTGTTGTCCCGCCATATAAACCTATTTTTTACAAGAACCGACAGAGACATATTAACATCACAATGAAGCAATATTTTTGGATCGAAAGACATACTCCTATCAAGAAATCCCCAAGAAGATCCAACCCAGGCCCCAGTAAGAAACGGCTCATGTCCTCGGAACTTTCTAACATCCCAAAATTGACTAAACCCAAACATAGGAGTTCCAGCACCTATGGCACAATGTGCCGCATTGTATATAAGACAATCAATTGCTTCAGTATCCGTAATCCTTCTGCCAACTCTTCCAACATGTGTCCATACCTTTGACACATCATCATCAATCATAAAGATTGGACCCTCCAAGTTATCAAGGACCCACTGATACTTCATTGCTGATCCCTGTACTGTATCCGGGTGTTCAATAACAGTCGCACCTTGATCAGTATAATCAGACGCTTGTTTCTCAGAAACACAGAACACAGCATCTGGGAACAGCTTCATAATAGGCTCTACTGTATACGGCCTATTACGTGATGGTACCACTTTACGAAGGTGTAATTTCTTCATTTAGAAACGTCCCCCCACACCAAATCCAAATGTATGTGCTTCCAACTCCAAATCAAATTTAGAACCATGAACATAATACAGTGAGGGCTCTACATAAAGGAATCGATACTCCCCAAACAAGTAAACATTATCATTAATCGGAACCTCCGCCCCAACTCTAGTCGTCACCCCTACCGTAGTATCCGACTCACCTGCCGCCCCATAGTAATCCCCATGCATATCGATAAAGAACGCAGTAGGCCCAACACTAACATACGGCCGTACATACTCAAACTCATAACCAATCACTGGGCCGAATGTCACTGACTGATACTGCACCTCAACATTACTACGGCTACTAACAACTGTATGCTCAACAGTATGCGTACTATATGAAGACTTACTATGGCTATGGTGGTCATCTTTCACAAGCCATGTCGAGCCAATATCCATGTTATTAACCTCGGTATGAGTAACGTCTAGAAACCCTCCAAGGAACACATTTGATAAATACGATTCCGTACCATCCTGCCTACTAACAAATCCTTCAGGCAGCTTCCCTACAATATCGAATCTCCCTATCAACCCCCACCCATCATCCATATCTGTAGAAATATCTAAGCCACCTTCCCCGCCCTTAGAAAAATCTGACTTATCGCAATGATATGACCATATGCCCCCTGTAGCTCCACCCAATCTTGGAGACACACACCCCGCACCGTATACTATAATATATAGTGCTGCCAACATAACTACCATAAGCCTACTGTAAACGTTCATTTCACTTCCTTATATTTTTCCAACTCTGACTTCCTTTTAAAGTAATCAGTCTCCTATAAGCAACTCAGAAAGACGTTCCCCCAGTAAGCACCTACCTAGTCCAATCTTCTTTTTCCCACTTACCGATGAAGAATCAACATCCTGTACTCCAAGAATTTGAGCATCTCTTACAAAGTTACGTTGATCCTTATAAAAGAACACAAGATAGTCATATGATTCATACGGTTGAATTTCAATCTCAGGGTGTTCCCCATCCCCTATTCCAGTACGTTGTTCTTTTTCTTCTACAAAATTCTCCTCTTCCTGAGCTTGCAACTTCCACATATTAAGTTCATCAAAAGCTGAAGGCAGAACATTCGCAATCTCCGCTAACTGCTTTTGAAGTTTAGCCGCTTCAAAGGAACCCTGTGTAGCCTTATTATTCAACGTAATATTCAACGCCTTCTCTTCCTCTTCAGGAAGATCCACTACCGCCACCGGTACTTCTTCCACCCCCTGCTCCTGCAGCACTGCAAGCCTCTGGTGCCCCCCTACCAAGTTCCCCGTCCTCTTATTCCATACCAGGTTCTCCACCAACCCAAACCTCTCCATACTCTTCCTAAGAGCTTTCCTATTCTCCGGTGTAATCAATCTAGGATTATACGGAGCCCTCTGCAGCTCTTCTATCTTCATCGTTTTAACTTCACTTATTTCCATATATTTTTACTCAGTTATGAATGATATCTCATCCGAGAACTCGCTCTCATTACTTATGTCAGAGGCCGCATATGCCGTAACTGAAAAATAGTACTCCACATTAGAATCCAAATTAATAATCTCTATAAACGTAACATCCCCAACATCAATCTCACTATCATACCCCAACATATTCCTGTCATAACGTGACTTAGTAC